CCTAACCGCCCAACTGTCACCCATCAGCACATAGGAGGATGAGATGAGCGAATGGATAAGCGTTGAGGAGCGTCTGCCGGAAGCCGAGAACGGCGCAGGAGAGAGCGAGAACGTTCTGATTTACGGCGGTCTTTCCGGGGTTGGCGTTGGGTTCTACTGCCACGATGAAAACCTGTGGGCGGATCAGGATGGCATCGAACTTGATCCAGACCTGTGCGTCGTCACCCACTGGATGCCACTCCCGCCGCCCCCGAGCACGCCATGCTAACCGGCCCCGAAGTCCTGATCCTCTGCGCCATCCTCGCAGCGCTGTACATGTGGGATTGGTGGAGAAGGAATTGGAAAGGAGAGAAGTGATGGACAGAGATTACTGCGAGATGGCTGCTAACGGGATGATTCACGCAGCTCAAGAACAGCTTCAGCACGTCGCCGCTTGCATGACTGACTACAGCGTTCTGTACAAGCCAGCACTGAGCATAGACGGCAACAAGTGGTGCGCGCTGTATGGCGACAACCTGCAAGACGGAGTTGCTGGATTTGGCGACTCGCCAGCTGAGGCAATGCAGGATTTCAATCGCGAGTTCATAAAGCGGCTCACTAGCAAATAACCCCCGCCTGAACCAGCCAGGCCAGACCCCCAGGTCTGCGATAACCGTACGGCGCGCGGTGCTGGTAGCGCCATGAACAAACCGCCGAGCGCAGCGGCCCTTCGGGATACCTGCGACGAGGATCAGCCGGCCAGTGCCTCGATTGCTGAAAAACACCGGCAGCCGTTGGCGGGACTCCACTACACCCCGTTGAGACGGCCGAATGGCTCTCGTAACGAGCCTGCATCGGGAAGCGATCTGTTGCATTGAGTAGGGCTCTCGCTGGCGCCGGCGACCCCGTAAAAGGCCAACCCTTGTCCGGTGGTACTGCTCATACGGGTTACAGGAGGTTCGAGTCCTCCCGCAGATCGTTTCCCGATGCAGTGCGGCGTGGCAGCCATAGACACGCAAACAGCAGAAATGCCGGAGCCAGGCGCACCGGGGAAGAAAGTCGTCAGAGGGAGTTCCTTGCGGGCCGAAAGGTCGGGAGCCCTCTTGCGGAGCCACCGCATTGTTAAGGCGCGCCGGAGTGATGCCCGGCCACTGCATCACCCCTTCCATCGCCCATCCGGGCAACCGAGGTATCCACCATGTACAGACACGAACCAGGGGTTCGGGAATACCCGTGCCCGGATGACAGCGTTTCCGCCGTTGTAAACGAGGGGCTTTGCAGTTGGTGCCATTTCGCGAGGATTCAACAATGAAATTCGAGATCGACCTGGACGAATACCTCCTCTCTGTTGAGGTAACCCACTGCCAAGTTGCTGAGCCGGACTATCGATGCCGTGACAGCGCTGACGATTACTACGGATACAGAGAACTTGAATTCACGATCACCAGCGGTTCTGTCTTTGACGAAGACGGAAACGAAACGGAGCTGGATCTGAATGGTTGCGCAGCGGTTGCCGATGAGCACGCGGAGCGGATCGAAGATCGGCTGTGGAACATGATAGACGCCAAGCGGGAGGCAGCATGAAGCCTGAAGAAACCATCAAGCAGCACTTCCGCCTGATGCGCCAAGCCAGCTCGCAGGCGTTCGCCGACTACCACGCAAACGTCCTGTACGGCTACATCCTTGGGATTCGCGAGACTGGCCAGATCAGTGCGGCGATGTTCTGCAGGCTCCACGGCATTATCCAGAAAGCCTGGGGAAAGAAAGTGGATCGCATCTATGGATTCAGGAGGGCGGCATGAGCAAGGAAGTGAAGCGGTACGGCATGTGCGGGTTTGAGTCCGGCATCGTTGAGATGGAAGACGGGCCGTTTGTTGCCTGGGACGACTACGACGCCATTCTCGCTGAGCGGGATCGGATGGCGGCTGCTCTGGATGAAATAGGCGGCCTATGCCGCGCCCTTCGCCAAGGCGGCCCGGACCCTATGGACCTTGAAGACCTATCGAATGCGCTGGAACGGGCTGTCGATCTCGCCCACGCCGCCCTGCAAGGAGCCCAGCCATGACCATCCAACTCAAGGAGCTGGCCGGCGCCTTCCTGCTGTATGGCGGAGTGGCGCCTTTCTTGGCGCTGCTTGGTTACGTTGCGCTGATAGGGGGTGTGTGATGGCAACCGAATACCAGCGTGCAAAGCGAAAGGCCGTCTACGTGACCTGCTCCGTTATGGCTCTAGTTGTCTTCGCCGTAGTGCACGGCCTTGCAGATCGAATCACCAACGGGGCGCCGGGATGAGCAATCGCATAAAACCAGACTATCGCGCCAAAGCTGCACAGGCTTGCGTCGAATTTGCTGCAGTCCTTGATGAGATTCAGTCAATCAAGCCGCTAATCGCGGAGGCGCTGGAGAAGTGCGAGAAACCGTTCACCCAGACCGTAGGCAGTATCGGCCCCCATCCCATCACTGCAGAACAAACACACCTCAGTCGCTACTTCGAAAACGGCGGGAGACTGGATGCCGCCTTCTACGCAGGCGACGAGCCTGACGACAACTTCGACAGCGACATAAGCGATTGCCCTGCCTGCCTAGAAGCATATGCGCTCTGCATACGGCGCAAGAGGCTCAAGCAGAAGCGAGGCATCGCGCTGCGCTCTGTCCGCTACTACGGCCGTAAGGCGCAAGGAGTTACGGCATGAACCGCACCCACACCCTCCCCTACGACGCCCCGCCTACTGGCCATTCCTTCGCAGCCGCATGGTGGACGCTGACCGGGTTCGGCGTCCTCTCCGCAACGCTCGCTTTCGGCCTCATTGGTGAGGCGGCGATCTTTCACTTCTTCGGAGGTTGAGCATGAACGCTCCAGTCGAGGCGATCACGCCAGGCTACTACCGCGACCTCAGCAACGAGGCCTACCACCGCGGGCCAGGCGTATCGAAGTCGCAGCTTGACCTGATCCACAAGAGCCCAGCTCTGTACCAATGGAGCAAGGCCGCTCCGGAGGATGAGGAGAAGAAGTCAGCGCTAAACATCGGCGACGCAGTGCACGCCATCCTGCTTGAGCCGCACCGGTTCGCGGAGCAGTACGCCATCGGCCCGGCAGATGCCCCGCGCAACACCAAGGCCGGCAAGGAGAAGTGGGAGGAGTTCGAGGCCGGTCTGAATGGCCAGACAGTGCTCACTGCCGACGAGGGCCGGAAGGTCATGCTGATCCGCGAGAGCGTGATGGCCCACCCGCACGCACGCTGGCTGATTGAGGCCGAAGGCGACGCAGAGGCCAGCATCTACTGGAAAGAGCAGACGACAGGCCTCCTCGCTCGCTGCCGGCCGGACAAGACCATCACCTCGCTCGGCTGGATCGCCGACGTGAAGACGACTGGCGACATGGAGAAGTTCGCCCGCTCCGTCTACGAGTACCGCTATCACGTGCAGGACCCATTCTACTGCGACGGCTACGCAGCGCACTTCGGCGAGCAGCCGGCTGCATTTGTCTTCCTGGTCGTCAGCACAAGCATCGAGTGCGGGAAGTACCCGGTGCGCCTGTTCACACTCGACCACGAGGCCAAGTCGATCGGTCGAGACACCTACATCGAGGACATGGCCACCTACGCCGACTGCATCCGCACCGGTGAATGGTCTGGCGTCGAAACCCTCTCTCTGCCCTATTGGGCCAAGGATCGAAGATGAGCACTGAGAACGTCGCACCCTTCTCGCAGAAGGACATGCAGCAAGCCACCGGCCAGCAGGTCAAGCCACGTAGTCCCGCAGACAGCCTGGCGGCGATGTTGGCCAGCCCGCGCATGAAGGATCAGTTTCAGAAGGCGCTACCCAAGCACATGACCGCTGAGCGCATGGTGCGGATCATCACCACAGAGATTCGGAAGACGCCTGCTCTAGTCCAGTGCGACCAGCAGAGCTTCCTCGGATCGGTCATCCAGTGCGCGCAGCTGGGTCTGGAGCCTGGCAACTCTCTCGGACATGCATACCTGCTGCCATACGGGAAACAGGTGCAGTTGATCATCGGCTATCGCGGAATGATCGATCTTGCCCGGCGCTCTGGGCAGATCATCAGCTTGTCAGCGCGATCGGTTCGGGAAAACGACGATTTCGACTATCAGCTTGGCCTGCACGAAGACCTGACTCACAAGCCTTTCGAAGGCGAGCCGGCTGGCGAGATCACCCACGTCTATGCGGTTGCCCGACTGCAGGGCGGCGGCGTCCAGTTTGAGGTAATGAGCAAGGCCCAGGTCGAGGCGGTGCGCGCACAGAGCAAGGCCGGCAAGTCTGGCCCATGGGTAAGCCACTGGGAGGAAATGGCGAAGAAGACGGTTATTCGCCGCCTCTTCAAGTACCTGCCAGTGTCGGTCGAGATTCAGCGCGCCGTCACCCTGGACGAGGCCGCAGAGGCTGGGCTGCCGCAGGGTAACGAGTACGTATTCGATGGAGATTTTGAAGTGGTCAATGACGCAAGCGGAGAGCAGCAGTAATGGCAAAACACAAATACGACGTGGTAGCCACAGTCGGAAAGTACGAGAAGAACGGCGAGACCAAGTACATCAGCCGGAAGGTCGGCGCGGTCATCCAGACCGACAAGGGCTTCCGCATGAAGATGGACGCCTTCTTCAACCCGGCCGGCTGCAAGGTCGACGAGGACGGCTCGATCTGGCTTGCCCTTTTTGAGCCGCGCGACGATCAGCAACAAGGGCAGCCGCAGCAACAGCGTCAAGGCCAGCCACAACGCAGCCAGCAGGCGGCGCCTCCAGCCTATGAGGACGATGTGCCATTTGCCAACCCCTACCGCGGCGCCCGCTCGCTGCTGATCTGATCCACCCTGGGCGCCCCGCGCGCCCTCCTCCCGGTACACACCAATGCTCATAGACAACCATGCCATAGCGCAGGGCGAGGCTCTGCGCGCCGGATCAACGCGGACCCTGAAAGGCCGGCTTGTCCGGCGCGAGATCAACGGCATCAGCGAAAAGCTCTGCGGCGGCTGCGATGAGTGGAAGCCGCTGGACGATGATCACTTCCAGTTCATCAAGACGACTGGCGTCTGGCAGTGCTACTGCCGGCCGTGCCTTTACGCAAAGGCTGTAGCGCGGGCACAGGCTCGAAGGAAGGCAGCATGACCCGCAACGAATACCTAAGCCGCGCTCATGAGTTTGCGCCGCGTGGCGAGCAGCTGCCGCACGCCAGGCTGAACGCTGAAACAGTCCGTGCGATCCGCACCAACCGCCGCGGACTCACTGCGCGCCAGTGGGCAGAACAGCTCGGCGTCCACCAGCGGACCATCGACAAAGTGCGCGACTACCGCAGCTGGCGGCACGTCGCCTAGGAGGAGAGATGACTTGCGCGAGCCCGCTCGCCGGTAGGAGGCGCACGGAATACCGGCACTGGACGCCGGCAGAGGACGCAACACTGGCAGAACTGTATGCCACCAAACCCATCACCGAGATAGCAGCCTTGATGGGGCGCGGCACTGGCTCGATTCACAATCGCGTGTCGAAACTCGGACTGACGCGACCGGATGAGTTCAAGGAAATCACAGGCTGCGGCAGGTTCAAGCCTGGCCACCAGACATGGAACTCTGGCCGCAAAGGATGGCAGGCAGGAGGCCGGGCCAAGGACACGCAGTTCAAGCTGGGTCACCGACCATCGAACACCTGGCGCCCCATCGGAGCGGAGCGCACCGACAAGGGCGGCATACTCTACCGCAAGGTGGCGGACACCGGCAACAAGCGCACTGACTGGCGCCCGGTCCACGTGATGTTGTGGGAAGAGCACAACGGCGCCGTGCCGACAGGTCACTTCCTCGTCTTCAAGGATCGCACCCCCGCCAACATCTCAATCGACAACCTCGAGCTGGTCACCCGCGCGGAGAACATGCGCCGCAACTCAATCGACCGCTATCCGCCCGAATATCGCCAGGCCGCCATAACGCTCGGCTGGTTCAAGCGGAAGCTCAACAAACTGGAGCAGCACAATGAACAACCTCAGTGATCTGCGCGCCATCCTCGGCAAGACGATGGAGGGCGTGCTGGCCGGCACCTACTCGATTGAACAAGCAAAGGCTGTCGCCCAGGTCGCGGCCGAAGTGAACGCCACGGCGCGCCTTGAGGTGGACATGGCCCGCGCTACCGATGGTGACTTCCGAGGCTCGGGCTTCATCGACGTCGAGCCGCGCATTGCGCCGCGTGAGCTGATACGGAGGATTGCAGGCCAATGACCCTACGCGACCAAGGATTCCGCTACTGCCTGTCGCCGGATCGCACGCACTCGCGCTGGCTTCACCCGAACGAACTCAAGGCCACGCATAGCGACTGGATGGACGTGACCGACACGCCGACTGACGAACTTGTCGCGCTTATCTGCTGGCAAGACAAGCCACTTCCCCACGGCGAGGCCGAATGCCTTGCGGTGCAGGAGTCGCTGCCGCTGTGAACGCACCAATCTTCTGCCGCACGGACGGCAAGCGAATCGGCCAATGCGCCTGCTTCCGCTGCCGCCCACCGGAGCCGCCCAAGGAGGCGCCATGCGCACCTACACCATCACCGTAACCGAGCGCCAGGCCGCAGAGCTGCAAGAGGCCTGCGAGCTACTGGCGAGGATCAAGATCGGCCAGATCGACCACGCCATTGAGCGGCTGCCGGGCTTCTACGACCGGCGCGACTGGGAGCGGGTCCACGCCACGCGGCACGAGATACAGCGCTTGGCGAACCAGCTGATGCCGGAGACCACAAAGCGCCGAGAGGATGGCATTGCGTGGGACTTGTATCAGGTCATCCGGCATCGCCTTTCATGGGATCGCGCACACGACCAAGGCGTCATCCAGCCCGGCGAGCCTCGCAAATGGCCCGAGATGATGGGCGTCTGCTACGACGAACCGCTGGCAATGAGCGGGCTGCCGCTGGCCACAATCAAGGAGATTGAGCAATGAACGACACACTGAAGGTAGCCGGGCGAATCGGCGCTGAGCTGGGGGCTGCGAAGGCTGAGAACGATAGGCTGCGCGGGTTGCTGCGTGAGGCATTCGACTCCCTTTGCGATGGTCTTGAAGACGGTCCACAAGAGGCGCAGTGGAGTTTGCGCGACCGCGCACTGGCATTCCGAATCAAAGACGCCCTATCCCAGCAGCCCGAGCCCATCGACACCTACACCGCCGTCGAAATGGCCACAGCCGCAGCGCAGGGGTTCAGGGATGGGCAGGCGGCAGTAGATCCAGCCCCGGCGCAGGGTGAGCTGTGGGCCGTTCACGCTCAGGGACCGGACGAACTGTACGCCGCATTCAGCCGAGCGGATGCCGAGCAGCACGCCGCAGCGCTGAACGCATTGCCGATGCCGGATGATATTCATGTGTCGGCGGTGGTCATCGTTTCGCCATGGTCGGCCGCTGAGCACTGGAAGTACCTGGCAGAGCAGGAGCGCGAGCACGCAACGGATCTGAGGGCCATTGCCACCCGCCCCGCGCAGACCGAGCAGCAGCCAACTGTCAAGGAATGCTTGACGGTTCAGCCGATGGCATACGCCGTGTTCGCCGCAAACGGCAACGTGGCTTGCTTCTCGACTCAGCGCGACCATCCAAGCCTAGTGGCACTTGAAGCCGATGGGCATTCCGTCGTGTCGCTAGCCCCCATCGCGCAGACCGCCCCGCAAGGCAAGTTCCGCATGGGCGACCGCGTGCGCAAGACCTCCGGCAGCGAATGGCAGGGCCACGTCTGCGGCACCTACTCCACACCTCTGACCCCGGAAGGCTACGCCGTAGAGAGCGAGGCCCACGCCGGCAGCGTGCAGATCTACCCGGCTAAGGCGCTGGAACTGGTGCCAATGGATGCGAAGGAGGAGTGAATGCAGCTGATTTGCCGCAAGTGCTTGCACGTCGGCGAGCCTGCGCGCTGCTACTCCAAGAACGCATCAATCTGGTATCGCGGCTGCGCCAAGTGCTCGAGCGGCGTTTTCTACAACCCGCAATAGCCCCTAACCCCACCCAAACACACAGCCTGCCGGCGAGAGTCGGCGGGGAAGGAGTGCCGTGCGTGAACATTTACCGATACCAGTTCGTCGCTGCCTGCCCTGCAAACGGCGAACAGATCATCTACAGCCTCGAGATCCATAGCCACGACAAGGTGATGGTCGAGCACATCAAAACGGCCTGCGCTCTGCACAAGCGCGGCTATCACGAGGACATCGCAGACGATCTGCATCAGCGCTTCGGCGGCTTGCAGATCATCAGTGCAAGCCATCACGGCGTCGACATCGAAAGCAGAAGGGGAAACTGATGCGCATCTATCTAGCGGGACCGATCAATGGCTGCACGGATGACGAATGCAACGACTGGCGCTCTGCAGTTAAGGAGCGGTTCAGCGACACACTTGACCCGATGCGCCGCGATTACCGCGGCGTTGAGGCTGACGCATATCGAGAGATTGTTGATCTCGACAAGATCGACGTGGCCGCATGCGACGTGCTTTTAGCGGTATGCCCAAAGCCAAGCGCAGGCACCTCAATGGAGGTCTTGCTGGCCTGGCAGATGGGCAAAGTCGTTGTAGTTGTAGCGCCCGACCCTGTCAGCCCATGGCTGAGGTATCACAGCACTCGGACATTCGGACGACTGGACGAGGCAATCAAGTGGCTGGAGGCGCTAGATGACCAAATCCCATGATCATCAAAGAGGCAATAGGCCAAGACATAGGATGGACGTGGCCAGTCGCTTCTGGAGCAAGGTCAACAAACAAACAACATCCGGCTGCTGGGAGTGGACAAAAAGCCTGCGAGCTGGTGGCTATGGCGCGTTCAGGGTGGATGGGAAGACAAGCATGCAATACGCACACAGAGTGGCGTGGATGCTTGTGAATGGTGAAATTCCAGATGGCCTCTACGTTTGTCACTCCTGCGATAACCGCAAGTGCTGCAACCCGTCACACCTGTGGCTTGGGACAGCCAAAGAGAACCAAATGGACATGGCAGCTAAAGGCCGCACCCATTCTCATCAGAAAAAACTAACAGAACAGGATGTTCTTGAAGTCAGGCGCCGCTATGCAAGCGGGGAAACGACAACACAAATAGCAGGCTGTTTCGGCGTAACACGCAGCGCTATTTATCGAATCGCTACGGGGCGTAGCCGGAGGGTAGCGCCATAATTCATTACCACGGCACCCCAATAGGCGGTAACAGGCAGGACGGGGCGCGCTTCCTGGCTGGCCGGCACGCGCTTGTCCCATTCCCGCGCCGCGATGACATGGGGATTGTTGCTGACGTGTGCCAGTCGTTCGTTTTTGATAACGGCGCGTTCACGGTATGGAAGCAGGGCGGCCAGCTCGACGTAGAAGGCTATGTGCGATGGGTAGATGACTGGCATCGACACCCTGGTTTCGACTGGGCACTGATCCCTGACGTGATCGACGGAGACGAGGCGGCAAATGACCGGCTTCTCGAAGAATGGCCAAGCCACCTGCCAGGCGTTCCTGTTTGGCACTTGCACGAATCAATCGAGCGTCTGCAACAGCTAGCGGAGAAGTGGCGGACCGTGGCACTTGGCAGTTCCGGCCAATGGGCAAGCCCTGGCACAGACTCATGGTGGAAGCGGATCGGCGATGCCATGAACGCCATCTGCGACGACCAGGGGCGGCCAGCGTGCCGGCTACACGGGCTGCGAATGCTGGACCCTGCAATCTTCTCCCGCCTTCCATTCGCATCGGCTGACTCAACTAACGCAGCAGTGAACGGCGGCAGCGTCGGACGCTTTGGCATGTACGTCCCGCCAACCGCAGGGCAGCGCGCCGAGGTCATCGCGTCCCGCATCGAGTCGCACAACAGCGCAGCCGTCTGGCAGCGCGAAACACAGCTCGAAATGGCTGTATAGGAGTAGAGACATGCACACAGACAAGGCGATAGCAGAGTTCGAGGCGTGGTGGGACAGGCAGCCTCACCGCGAGCAGTTCGAGGACGTGAAGGGCCAGATGCGGAATGTGTGGGTGGCGTCGCGGCGGGAGTTGGTAATTGATCTGGCATCAGCGTATCGAACTGACGAAGACGGGTATTGGGTGATTGGCCGGACAGAGGCAAGGCGCTCTATCGAAGCAGCCGGCGTAACGGTGAGGGGGTGAGGGATGAAATTGAGCCTTGAGAAATGGGCGGAAGCCAACTTCGATCCGGTGCCTACGCTGAACACGCTGCGGCGGTGGGCGCGGGAAGCGAAGATTTTCCCCGCCCCGGTGAAGCACGGGCGCAGCTATTATGTTGAGCCAGACGCACAGTACATCGAGCCAGGCACGCTTGCCGGGCGCATCGCGAGGGATCGACATGGCGCCAAGGCCGCGTAAGACCGGTTCGAAAGACCTGCCGCCGAACCTGTACCGCAAGACGGACAGCAGGAACGGCGTCACCTATTACAGCTATCGCGACCCGTCGTCAGGGAAGTGGTACGGGCTTGGTGCGGACAAGGCGCAGGCCGTGCGTGAAGCTGTGCACGCCAACCATGCCGGCGCCAAGATGCAGCCGGCCCTGGTTGAGCGTATAGCAGCCGCGCCGGCCCGCAGGTTCTCGGAATGGATCGACGAGTACCGCAAGCTCTACGCAGAGCGCGACGTGTCCGACCGCAGCAAGGAAACCGTGCGCATGAGGCTGAACCGTCTCAGCGAAGCGTTGGGGCACCTCGACACGGCAAGCATCGGGACGTTTGAGATTGCCGCCTACCTGAAGACCTTCACGGATGAAGGCAAGGCGCAGATGGCGAAGGCCATGCGGTCACTGCTGAGCGACCTGATGCGCGAGGCGATAGCGGCTGGATGGCGGAAGGACAACCCGGTCGAGGTGACACGGGCCGCGAAGGTGAAGGTCAAGCGCGAACGGCTGACCCTGGAGCTATGGAAGGCGATCTACGCGGAGGCCAAGCAGCCTTGGCTGAAGCGGGCAATGGAGCTTGCGGTACTGACCGGCCAGCGCCGTGACGATATCGCCGCAATGCTGTTCAAGGACGTGTACGACGAGCACCTGCACATCATCCAAGCGAAGACCGGCGCCAGGCTGCGGATCAGCACGAAGCTGCGCCTGGAATCGCTCGGGCTCGAACTGGGCGAGGTGGTTAAAGCCTGCCGGGATGCTGTAGTGTCCAAACATCTCGTGCATCACAGCCGCACCGTGAGTCGCGCGACGCCGGGAATGCCGATCATGCTGGACACGTTGACCAGTGCGTTTGCCGATGCCCGCGACCGCGCCGGCAAGAAGGCAGGCATAGAGTTCGGAGCGAGCCCGCCGACCTTCCACGAAATGCGCTCACTGGCTGCGCGATTGCACGCAGCGGAAGGCCGAGATCCGCAATTACTGCTCGGCCACAAGTCGGCAGCGATGACCGCGCTCTACCGCGACAGCCGGGGCGCCGAGTGGATCGACGTGGCATAATCCGCGACTGAGTTTTGGCGAGGTTTTGGCGAGGAATTGGAGGGAATGAAAGCACCCTGTAAAATCAGGCACTTACGCCTCTATGGTATCAAAGCCTGTGACACCATGAAAAAGGCCCGTACCTGGCTCGACGAACATGGGCAGAACTACGAGTTCCACGACTACAAGAGCGCCGGGGACGACCGCGCACAGCTCGACGCCCGGCCGAACGCGCGGGGCAGGCGCGCCGTGCTGAAGCGCTGCGCGTCCCGCTACCGCA